TCCGGTTGAATTTCTCTTTAATATATAAAAAAAATATTTGTTACTAAACTTTTAAAATTTCATAAACATGGCACTTCCAAATAGCCATGGTTTTTTGTTCATCCTGCGCTTTTTTAGATGCCGATTCCCTGGCAGTTTTTAATTTTTCAAGCCTGTATTCGGCTTTTTGTTTGCATACCCAACAATCACTCATTTGCCAAACTTTAAACCGGTAACGGCCGTAATGCCTTTGTTTATTTCAGGTGAAAGGCTGTTAACCTGGTATTCCTTTTTAAATTGCCCACCAAGCCCGTTGATATCAGGATATTTGGCTTCCAGTTCTTCGGCCTTTTCATCTGATGATGTAACCGTGATCACATCGCCTGATAAGGTGGCTTTTCTGCCCCGGTAATAAGCCCCGGTAAGTTTCAGATCCGGTACACCAAGCCCGGGAAGTGGGTTCATTTCATTCTTTACCCGGGCATACTTATTGTTCCGGTATTTGCGGGTAATCTTTTCGCCTGTTTTATCGTAACCTTCAAAAAGCTGCTTTTTATTTTCTTCATTCAGATCATCCAGCGTATTTGATACGGCTGTTTGGATAACCTCGCTGATATCCATTTTTTCAACTTTTCTGTATAGGCCAACGATAGTACCCATGCTTTTAAAAAGCGGTGGACCAGTAGCCCACCGCTATGATTTGTACTGCCTGTTATTTACTAACCTCTTTGGCAGTTTCTTTTTTATCTGAAGGCTTCACCATCAAACCAAAAGCTTCTTTCAACTGAATTTCTGTAAGGCCATGATGTTTTTCATGCTTTAAGAAGTCGTGAAGCGTTTTGCTTTTCCAGTGCGCTTCATTGAAGTTTATTCCGTCGTAAACCATGATATTTAATTAGTGGCTGATGCCGGTTTATTAAACTGGTTTAACGTGAGTAACAGGCAAAATCTCCAGGTTCACAATATCCCCTGCATCCAAAACCGATGGGATTGGACCGGAAAGCTTCATGTAATGCCCTGTGGTAATAGCTGAATACGCAGTGCTATCAACAGTCACTACTAAAAATCCGCCTGTGTATGCAATGGAAGTGATCGCCCTGGATGTACCAACGGCAGTGGTAGCGCCTGATGAAAGCGTGAAGGTCATGGCTGCCAGTGCAGTTCCATAATCAGCTAATACATCATAATCGCCATACCCGTTTGTGCCTGCAATTTTCAGGGAATAACTCAGTACGTTTGAACTATGTGAAACGTATGCAAGCTGCGCATCGATCAATGGAACGATATCTTCAACATTGTTTGATCCCAGGCTGAATGCGCTGGCATTGTCAATGTATTCAGAAATGCTAAGAATGGAAATTGAAACATCAATAACGCCTTCTTCAACATTTTGGCCGTCTGCCAATTCGTTCCCAGTAAAAGAAATTTTTGCCTGGAAGCCCTTAAGGTTAGTGCCGGATTTGTAACCCCACAAAACCCCGTTGGCATCATATTCCAGCAACCTTACTGTTTGGTTGTTGAAGGTTCTCAAACGCTTCAGCATGTCAGCCCCGCCGAAGATTTTTGCCGTATAAGACGGGCGGCCTTCCTGCAGCCTGGTTTTAAAGCCAAGGTTCAGGGACCCTTCTTTATCTGCCTCCCTTGTACGGTTGAAGTCCTGAACTTCATTCAGAACAAATATTTTATTGCTATCGCTTTTGCTGAGTTTTGAATTTGCTACCAGCTTGGCAAAAAGTGTGGCCGCATCTGCATAATCAGCGGATGCTATTGACCCGTTGAAGATGAAAAATTTATTCGCCACACCCCTTGAAGTATCACAAGCCAATTCGCCTGTGTTAGCAACGGATGAGGTGCAATTTGAAAGTGCCATGTTTATGAAATTTTAAAAGTTTAGTAACAAATATTTTTTTTATATATTAAAGAGAAATTCAACCGGAAACAGTGTACAGGATGCATATCAACATGCTTTAATCTTTCATCCCGATAACTTCCCGGATATTCTCTCAAAACATTTTCAATGCCGGTTTCTAATGACTTGTAAGTGAAGCCAAATCCGAATGTTTGAACCGCATTCAATACATCCAGCCTCACTTCTTCGTCTGCCCGGTGAACCAGCGCGGGCTTTAACTTTTTCAGGTCTACAAAGAATACCAAATGAACTTCTGCTGATTCGCTAATCTTATGATCCACTTTTTGACCAACTCCAAAAAAGCTTATCGCATTTAATCCATCATTCCAATACACATCTTTGTAATTGTTCCCGCCTGTAAAAATCTCAGCGGCGTAACCATTGGCTTTTTTGTTCCGGTAGCAACGGCCATAAGATTCGTATTTGGCATTTTCTGCTGTGATAGCTGGATTTAACCCCCACTTAGCCATTAAGGCCTTATGTAAGTATTCCTGCATTTTCCTGATTGGTACATCTATACCTACCGGGCTATTGATCACAGTCAGCATGGCAAAAGATTTACAGTTGTTGCATGCTGAACAGGAAACAATTCCCTGCGTACCCTTTGCGCTTCTCTTTCGATGCGTTTGTTAAGCCCGGTAACCGGTGGCGGACCATCTGAAATAGGTGCGCTTCCATTGAGATCTTGTGCCAGGTTAAGAATCCATGCTTCTTTGCTTGCCCGCTCAGTGGCATTGCTTCTGTTGGAATACAATGTCATTTCACCGCATACATAAGCCATGGTAAGGCCAATCAATTCATCGAACAGGTTCGGGCGTTTTACGATGATCTGTGTCCAATCGTTGAAAGAACTCATTTCCAGGTTAAGCCCGAAGGTTTGGTTGTTCTCTGTGATATTGATCCTGGAAAAGTTATCTGTACCAATTGCATCAGCTGAGAAAGGACACGCACCGAATACAAGGGTTTTATTCCAGCATACAGACGTTTCATTTATAGCCTTTGCATTTTGGCCGTCAATCTCATCCTGAAAATATCCCAGGTAAAACACGCTGCCTTTTGTTTGCTCACCGATATAAGTAAGAACCAGGTCAGTAAGATTCACAATAGTAGCTTCATTGGCTACCACAGCGCAAACTTGTGACCATACGGCGCTTTTCTTACCTTCTTTGAATAGATGCAGCGTAACATTGCAATTGGCATTAAACAGCAGCGTTGCAGCGTTTATCTGAACGGCTTTATCGAATGATTTTGCAATGTTGATCCGGTACCCTACGAATTTGCCCTGGTTGGTCATTTGTTCTTCAACCATGTTTGCATAATCACGGTCGAATAGTAATGACTGATCGATGTATTCAGGTGAAGAAAACACAGCGTTTAAAGAACGCATGATAACAGACTGTTTAATGCTTTCCAGCAGGCCATTGTATGCAACTGTTCCCAGGTTAGGATCATCTTGTATATCCTTCAGGTTTGCTGCACTGCATGCTGCATGGAAATCATCGAAATACCGGTTTGATGTTGCTGAAAGGTTTGGCGCGGTCACAATACCAGCGTAGCCTGTTTTTGTTGGCTGCCTCCATCCGATACGCGGGAAAAGCGCTGCCATTACCTGGCTGTACTTAAACCCATTTGTATAAACAGATGTGCCAGTGCTGTAATCAATTCCCGTTACATGGAAAAACCATGTTTCACCTTCAGCAAACGTAAACCCATTCAATAACCGAAAACCACCGGTTGAGATTGGCTCCCATTTGGTATAATCCCATGTGCCGTATCCGCTGCGTTCAACATACCCGTTCAATCCTTTCAGATCAGGGTTGTTGTATTCATCGGTATCAGCTGTAGGGTTGTAACCACCAGCGCCAACGATTATTTGAATGGGTTTAATCATGATATCTTTAGTCGTGCCTTCTTAGCACATATTTTACCGTCAACTTTGAAGACATTGTTCCTGTGCCTGTCTGAAGTACTTTAACATAAACAGGCACCGGTTCAGTGATATAAAATGTCTTTGATTGAGATGCAACGTCTGTTACAGTGTAGGCTGATCCAATGATGTCATAGTTAGTGCCATCAGGTGAGCCGTAAACCGCAATAGTGCCGCCGCTGGTGCCGGAAATTTCCGTTGCAATAGCAGTAACCGCAATCCCTGCATAACCTGCAGTGAGTTTGATCACTTTGTTTGCTGTTCCTGTATTTACAACAGTATCTCCTGCTGTGAGAGGCATTGTAGTTGCTACCTGGGCCTGTGTCGATCCGATGAATAAAACCATACTCATCAGGATCATTGTAAATAACTTTTTCATTTTTTACTTTGATTTTTTAATTGATGAATTGGTTTAGGTCGTTTGAGCCACTTCGTAAACAACAGATTCGCTTGCAGTTGACAATGGAGGTAAAACCCATCCGATAGTCAATGACATTTCAGCTTCCAGTACTTCATCCTGTACGCCGCCGCCTTGTGAGCTGCCATCTGCACGGGTTGTGTAGCCATGGAAATCGAACATCAAGCCGCTGCCCAATGGATCAGCAACCATGCCGTAACCACCCAAAACAGAATCATAATCACCTTTACCTGCACGGTTTACCGGGTCATTCCATGGAAGACCAGCAAATGAACCGGAAGGCATGATAAGGCCTGATCCGTCTGTGTAATTGGAATCGATAGCTTCAGTTGTTTCTGCAATTGTGGCGAAGTCCTGAGACATCCACGAAAGGTTTTGGTTGTTGGCCGTACCCTGTTGCAGAATGTATTGCATTTTCCTGTACTGCTCAGCATCCAGGATTGCATCATACTGGCCACGGAAATTTTGCACACGCATGAATGACGCGATGTTTTGCAGGAAGCGATCTTTATCGGTTGCTGCAACTTCCAGGGCAAAGTTTGTGCTGTTCCATGTTCCCGCACCGCCAGTTGTTAAAGAGGCGAGCTGTGAACGATTGCTTTGCAGGTATGCAAGTGCTGCAGTACCGGCACGGCTATGGATGTTACGGGCAGATTCCATCATTTCATGTGCCAATTGCTCAGCATAGTTGAATATGTTTGATTGCCCTTGCTTCAGGTAAATGGTAAAAGGTTCAATGAATTTCACCCAGGCCAGCGTTACTTCTTTCGAATCCGCTTTGGTTCCTGTGTGGTTATGTGCCTTTGCAGTTGTTGCAGATGCGGCACGTTTTGTTTTGATGTATGCTTTTACAGCACGATCATCTTTTTTGCGAAGTTCCTGGTGCGATGGAATTGTAGCTTCCATGTTTTTAAGCGCCAGCATCAATGCAGGGTCCTGCTTTCTGCGAACCTCAGGTGATTCAAACGATGGTTTGAACTTTGCTTGTGCAGCCAACAAGGCCGAAGCTGTATAATTTGCCATTTTGTTTGTGAAGATTGAGAGATGTATTCCGTACCACGGAGAATGTTTGAGGTACCACCTCTATCGGCTTTGGGCTACCAGCCCGGAGTGTTTTGCAAATGGTATCGTACCACGATGATCATCTGCACTGCTAAAGTACGAATATTTTTAATAAAGCATAATTATTATGCAGAAATATTTTTTGGAAATAAAAAAGCCCCTGTAGAAACAGGGGCCGCTTACCAAAATCTTTGTATCACAATGTCTGTAGAAGAAACATAAAGATAAAAAACTTTTATTTAAAAAGCATAATAATTATGCGTTCATATCAAAAGAAGAATCAGCCTTCGAAAGTTCAGTAAGTTTTGCAACGATCTCCTGGCCATGCTCACCATTAATTGATTTACCTTCTTTTTCATAGTGTGCAATAACTTCAGATTTTTTACTGAATATTCCGCCCGGTGGTTTTTCATCTCCTTTGCCACGTCCACCGCCATTTCCGCCTGCATCTTCCAGCCATTTCCTTTCAGTGAATACAGTCATCAGTCCGGATGCAAGGTCAAGGGGCTTAGTAGTTGCCGGATCACGCAATGGCTCTCCATCTTTACCAACAACCACCAGGTTGCCATCAATTTCTTTGATGTGCTTCGCCTTTACGATATCCAGCATTTCATCATCAGCCAGGATGCCGGCTCTGTTCTTTGGCAATGCTGTTAATATTTGGCGATCCTTTGTGATTGAATTGGCCTTTTCATTGGCTGTGGCAATTTCCGTGTCCTTATCTGCCAGCTTTTGTGTCAACAGGCCGTTTTGCTTTTCCAGTTCTGTAACACGCTCATTGGCCGGAATCTTAGCATCAGCAACAGCCTTTGAAACGATGGCATCAGCAATCTTCTTTGGGTCCTTGCCAACTGATTCTTCCAGTCCTGCAGCCGTGCGCACTTCTTTTGCGCCAATTTCTTTACCGGCCTTGATACCTTCATTCTTTTGCGCCTGATCACGGGTATCAAGTTCTTCCTGTGTCAATACGCTTATGTTTTCCGGGATAACAACATCTGTTTCAGCTTCAGCAGTAATGGCTGTTTCCAGGTCAGCTTCCTTAATTTTAAGAAGGCCGGCAATTTTTTTAATTGTTTCTTTTTTAAGCATACTTAAGTTTTAAGCAGTTTGATAATGGGGGTGTTATTTTGCAGGGAAGAGCCTGGTAAGCGTGTTTTCAGATTGCGTGTTCAGCAGGTCTGCACGCTCCTGGCTGATCGATGTGGTACGAATGGCCTTCTGTGCATCCTTTTCAAATTCCTTCAGTTTACGGCCAAGGTTATTGCCCATGGCATCTTTGATATCTTCATACACCGGCTTAACTTTCCATTCTTCGAATAAAGTGTTTGATGATTTACTTGGCGGATTTGCGGTCAATGTTTCAGCAATTTCCACAGCTTCTTCATCTGTGTAACCTTTATCGTCTGCCAAAACCATTTCTTTGATTTCTTCCCAGGTCTTACCAACGGCAAGTGGTTCAAATACTTTTAAAGCAGCTTTTTTGCGAATTGCATTCATGGTATTGTGTTTATGTTTGAAAAATTAGTTTTTAAAGTATGCCATCGCCTTTGTAAACGACAGTAATCATGCCGTAATCATCCGCAATGCTGCACTGGTCTGTTATGTCACGTCCATTGGCAAATATCTGAACCCGTGGCTTTTCTTTATTAATAAATCTTTCCCTTTTATATCGCAAAACCCAATCACTCATTAGATTTTCTTCAGCCGATAAACCTGCACTGATTAAATTTTCACACATTGGGCCGCATTCATTTTGATTGCCAAAAATCTTTGGCCTGATAAGATGCCTGGTTTCATAGCGGGTTTCTTCGTTTGGCTTATACCCATGTACTGCTTTGGCAAATCCTTCTATATTGCGTTCAGATGCAGCATAGCAATCTTTTTTCAGTTTGCCGATTGGTGAAGTCTTGAATTTTGGGTTATCGCCTGCATTCTTTGATTCTCTTATAGCAAGATTCCATTCCTTAATGAAATCAATCAATGTGAAAAGTGTTGGCAGTCGCATGTATTAGTTTTTAAGCAGCCGGCAGCAACTTTGTTTCAGGCGGTGCAGCCAATTGTTTTTTGCCGATATATTCAACCATCATTTCTTTCAACTGAGTTGCATCATAGGCTATCAGCATGGCTTCATTTAAGGTTGACAGCCATTCACCGAAATAAAGTTTTGCCTTGTATTCATCATCGCTGCAACCCAGTGCCTTGACCTCTGAAACTTTGAAATGCACGAACGGTTCAACCTTCATAAGCTTTGACTGAATGGCCAGTTTAACCGGATCGCTGTTATATTTTGCTTCGTAGTATTCCATCAGCAGATCATCGAGAACGCTATATGCAACGCCTTTGGCCCTTGAATCTGAGTATTTCTGCCAAATAACGTCAGGCCCTTCAGTCATGTACCTTTTGCCGTAATTAACGGATGACCCCGGGTAGGATTGACTGATTTGTATTCTTATGATGGAATCCAGGATGAATTTGTGAATGCATTCAGCGTATTCGCTGATAGGCTCCAGGCGGTCTGATTTGGGTTGAATTTCATTTACGATCTCTGTGGCGGTCTTTGTCTGTCCTGCCTGATCAGTACCCATGCCGCTGGTCTTTTGTTGTGATGATGCGCCCCAAATGGTGAAGTTCATCAGGTCTTCCAGGATTTGTAAATTACCATGCGACATTTCATGATAATTCTTATCCGGTGAAACGTATCCTGCAACGTCAGGCGTTACCGTTGGCGTATCTTTATCCCGTGGCCAGGTGATAAGCTTTGCATCACTTACACTGGAAACGCCGCCAATCTTTGAGCCATTGCATGCTTTGCATAACTTCCCATCATCCAAACCTGTGCCCTTACAAACCTTGCACGAATCAGCATACTCCCAATATTTTGGATAAGCATGCAGGAAATCATGTGTAAGCTTAACTGATCCGGTCATCAGAAAATGGTTGGCCAGTTCCAGCACATCATCAAATATGCTTACCACACCGCCTTCGATATTTGGGTTTGGAATATCGCTATTAAGCATTGCCGGCACCTGCATGAACAGGTTTGGCAGGGTGTATTGGGTGAGGATGGTAACTGTTTCACCTTCCCTTTTCACATAGTAATCAGCCGAATCATCAACCACACGGTAAACAATATCTTCAGGCTTCAGATTTATTTCGGCCTTATCCTTTGCACTCATCGTGAAAACGATGTATTCAAGATTGGTGCCATTGGGTAAATAATCATAAATGCACTGAATGGATTTATATGTGGGGTAGCTTATCGATTTGCCCTGCGCATTCAATCGCACGGCTTCGGACTCTTTGTACATTTCCATGAAAACAACGCCAGCTGGATCATCCAGGTAATGTTTTCTCCAACTGTTATCATTCCATTTTTTTATACTCATATTACCACGAATAGAAGATGCCAGCATTCGTGCTTTACGTTCGCCTGATTCAGGAAGATTGTAATAAAGAGAACCGCCACGGGCTGAAAATACTTTGTCAATTGGCCGGGATAGCCTGGAGAATAGATCCCGGTTACTTCTTGCATACTTAACCCGTATGCTATGTAAAACCTTGCTTTCAATGCCATCAATCGTAGACAGGGATACTTCCAGGTTTTCACCATATAAGTGTTTGCGCATTTCTTTGTTGTACTTACGTCCGGCCTCGATTAAATGCTTATTTGGGTTTTTAAGGATGATTTCCTTAATCTCCATTTCGTTTAGAATCATACTACCTGCGCTTACTTACAAGCGAAAAGTTTTAATGATGCAACAAATATAAAAATAATTAGCATAATAATTATGCTTTTTTTATCCAGCGTGTGATGCCTGGTAAGATTTGCCCCTCTTTTCATTAATCACATACCTCCATGGATCGATCAGGTGATTGAAATCATCAATTGGCGTGTTGGTGTATTCATCGTTTTTATTCTTTGCATAGATGTAATTCCTGATCTCATTCCAAAGATCTTCACTTTCCTTCACGGCAAATAATTCCATGCCATCCATGGTATCCAGGCCAAACCTTATGCTGTCCGTTCCTTTGGTGCATTTCATCACATTGAACCCAGTAATAAGCGCCGGGAATGCTTTGAGGTCGTCTGCTGATAGATCATTGGGATCAAAACCGTTCCTTAATGTCCTGATGGCTTTTTCATCTGCATTATCTGCAATGATCTCATCATGGGTGATCTGCAGGGTGCAATACAGCTTTGCTATTTCAAGTGTTGGAAGGGGCTTGTAATTCAATTGCCGGCACCATGATTTATTCCGGTGAATCTTTACACCTACAAGGCCAGCTGGTGAAGATGTACCGAAATCCTGCCCGAAGTATTCCACATAAGGCAATGCCAGGTATTCTTCCAAACTGATTGGCTTGACTTTTTTCAACACCTGCCCTTTTCTTCCCGTGGATGCATAACCCTTGATGGCTGTCATGTAGTAATGTGGGTTGAATTTCGGGCTTTCAGGATCGCAGTAAGCTTCGTACCGTTGTTTTACATTTTCAGGCAGGAATGGGTTTGTTTCATAGCCTGTTTTGATAATTACTGCGCCCGGGATATCCTTTGGAACAATTTCAAAATAACCTTCAAATTCTTTTTTAAGATGCGGCGGGATATGTTCAGGGATCGGGGATGATGTGGTTGTGTAGAAGTAATTTTTAAGAACAAAGTGACCAATATCAGGTGTATTCAGGATAAGAATCACCAGGCAGCCTTCTTTACGCAAACTATCAACGAATGTGTTGAACTTATCTTCATCCGTCAAATCCTCCATTTCTTCAATCACTGCGATGTCAATGTTGGATATACCTTTCAGGTTTGCTTTCTTTGAATTTTCACTGGCCCGGAAACCTTTTGTAAAAACTACATCTTCGCCGGAATCCTTATCACGTAACCCGGTCTGCAGTCGTTCAGTGTTGGTATTGAATGGAATGCTATCATACCGGATCAGTATTTCATTTAGAATAGAATCTTTGATAAGGCTTTTTTCATCACGAAGTATAACGCAGCGTTTTTTATTTACCGCTGCTTGGTGCGCAATGTAATCGCTTACACCATACGTTTTCATACCACCACGACCGCCAATGAGAATAACTGTATCTGTTTTGGGTGGAAGATTCCAAAGATCGTAAACAGCATCACCCACAGGCACAACGCCTGATAGGCGCATTGCTTTTTGCATCACTGGTGGTGCAATCTGATAAACGCTACTTTTTAACGGGGTGAGATTCATGCAGGGCTTTTATATAAGCTTGTACCTGTTCGGGTGTCATGGGTGCTACATCCTGGCCATCTACATTGGTGTTGGCTACTTTAATTGGGGTATAAGAGCCGTCCATCTTGTTTAATTCGGCGATGGCTGAAATACGATCCCGGTGCGTTGGTTCTTCCGGATATTCCATGATCTTGCCGCCAATAACAAACGGCCTCTTTGCCTTTATTTCACCTGTGATCAATTTTGTCAGCAATTCCTTCCTTTCATCTGCGGTCATTATGGCCTTTTTACGGGCTTCTATTGCTGCTGCGGTATCAATAGCAGTTAACTTTTCTTTTATGGCCTGTTGCTTAACTAAATGTTGCTCTTGGGCTTTTTTTAAATGATTGTAGAACGTCCTTTCCGAAAACTGAAACTTACTGCAAACTGCTGCACATATTTTCTCAGTAGCCTTCCCCTGTTCAATCAGCTTAATAATTGCGTCAATTATGGCTTGTTTATTAGCTTTCATTAGTTTTATTGAGCGCCGGGGTGGATTCGAACCCCTCCTGCAGGCTGGTTGCCTGCTGTGCTGCCTTAACACTTCCGGCGCTTGTTAATTGCCTTTCGGCTAATGTTATTTTTTTACCCTTATACATTCCGGCTCCCATTTCATCTATTTTGCTAAATGGTAGGATAGGAACGGTTAATCTTTTCTTTGCACTTTCATTAAGAAAGTAAACGTATTTTAATTGAAAGCCCGGTATTGCCTTTGCTCCTATGTGGTTTAAGTATCTCGTAGAACTCCAAGTTTTATACTCACCAACCTTACCCATCCTTTTTGCTTTTTGACCTGCACCATCAGATGAAAAAGAAGGGTTGAAAACCAATGAACATACAACTTCACCGCTTGGCATCTTCCACATACTTGTATTTTTTTTAATATCCACAAGACAGAAACCTGTTGCTCTGTAAATAGAGCCATCGCCACATTGCGCCCCATCTGCATAAGATACAACCCATTCAATATGAGGTGCATTTTTTTTGAGCAACTTCATCATAATTGACAAACATCTGCTCTCACTATTTGCAGGGAGATAATCATCAAAAGCAACTCTTGCCAATTCACAGTACCCATTCCAATGCGTATCTTTTACAAGATTAACGGAAGCAGTTTTGTTTATGCTTGGGCCTAACTGCATAACACCATGAAGTTTTCCATCAAGAAAACAACCAAAGTGAACGTAGCATCTTGGGTCAATCTTCCCGCTATAATGATGCTTTTTTACAAACTCATTTGCAATCTTGCTCGGAATTACTTTTACTATTATTTCCTTTGCTCTGCCCATTGCATTATAATTAAATAAAGTGCGTTCCCATTTGAATTTTCATTGCCCATTGTTTCAGCGTATTTATATTCCTCCGTTTGCTTTATGTCCGCTATTGCGTTTTTAATCTGCTCCGCTTGTTCGTCTGCAAGAGTAAATGTCATTTGCTGAAATGGTTCTTTATCGCCGTCCTTTAAACTAAAATCCTCGCCAAACCCTTCGTTTTTAATTCCGGTATCAACCCCCCACTCCTCGCAAACAGCCTCTCCTAATTCAGCTTCTACCAGTTCAGCATCAAAAATGATGTTTGCCTTTGCGGTGGCATTATCTGCCAGGGCCATTTCTCTACCTTCTGGGCTGTCAAGATCGATGTCGGTTCGTTTAACGGCAATAATGCGTTTACCATCGCTTTCAACGATCTGAACATCTTCCATGCCGAT